GAGATAGTAACTAAGTTACCGAATGAACCAGGAGACGGTTCTTGGTAGAGGTCAGCATGAGTTGCAGGTAAGCTTGTATTAATACCCATAGAACCCGCGCTAGTTTGCGGGGTATGTAATCTGCCGATACGTAAGTTATAGCCCGACTTTTCTGCGTCGTCTAAACGCTGTCTTAACATCTCTGTTAGGGATTTATATCCTTCAGCAGATTTATAGTCCTTCTTAAGCTTAACAACATCACCTTGCAAGAACCCTGCGCCTTGCTTGTAGCGATCATAAATAGTTTCGTATAGAGATATAAACTTACTGTTCTTCATAAAAGGTATAATATTACTTATGGCTTTTACAGCCTAATCCTAAGTAATTAGTATGGCAAGCCTCGTTTTCAATACATTAGCACCAAGTTCGCAAATTACTGTTAATAAACATCTTTACGCGGATCTTCATTTAGATTTTACAAACCCTATTAAAAGAGATGTTAGTGTTGATTATGATCTAGCAGCTATAAACAACTCTATTGTTAATTTATTTAACACAATGCCAGGTCAAAACTTATTAAATCCGGATTACGGTTTAAATTTGCTTCAATACCTGTTTGAGCCAGCATCCGATGTTATAGCTCAGCTTATCGGGGATAGAATCTTTAAAGGCATTAAAGTGTATGAGCCTCGGGTAACTATATCAGGCATAAACGTAGAAGTGAATATAGACGAGCAAATGTATACTGTAACATTAAGTATGGTTATACCTTCATTAAACAGTAATATTAGCATTACAGGTGCGCTTACAAAAAACGGATTTAACCTCTTATAATATATGGCAACAAGCAATTCAACAGACAGTCTTAACCTAGACATAAAAAAGAACGAATATGTTGCTTTTGACGCTGTTTCATTAAGAGACTTTATCCGTCAACGTCTTACTGATAGCGGGTTATTTACAGATCAATATTTTGAAGGTTCTAATATTGCTGCAATTAACAATATTATCGCTTATTCGTTCCACACGTTAATGTACTATCTTAATCAGACTTCAACTGAATCTATGTTCAGTGAGTCCCAGATTTATGAAAACATTAATCGTATTGTTAGTCTTATAAATTACTCCCCGGTTGGTAATCAAACCTCTACTCTTTCATTTACAACCTCTGCTACTTCAGATCTTACATACGGTACCTATACGGTTCCGCGTTATACTTTTATTAGAGCAGGCAATGCTACTTATTCATTTAATACCGATGTTACTTTTACTAAGACTATACAAAATGGTGCTGAGTACCTAACTTCAGTAGGGGACCAATATCTTTTATATCAAGGTTCTTATATAGAGTATCCGCTTTATAATTCCCGTGGTGAGTCTAATGAAATAGTGTTCCTTGTACCTGGTGAAAATACCATTATAGATCATTTTAACATAGATGTCTATGTAAAGAGTATTAATACTGGTAAATGGTCTAAATGGTCCCGTTCAGAGTCTCTTTATCTTGAAAACGCTACAGCCCAAAAGTTTGAAGTGCGTTTAAACGGTAATAAAAATTACGAAATAAAATTTGGTGATAATATTAACGGTCTTCAGTTAACAACCGGAGATACTGTAGCTATATACTACCTACAATCTCTTGGTTTAGCTGGAGAGGTAGGTTCTGGTATTATCGATGGACAACCCGCTGTTTTATACTCTACCGGTCAATTTAATAACATTAAGGTCGATGTTATTAGTCCAGATTTAACTTTATTAAACGATACAAGCATTCTTTATCTACAATTTGCTAATACTAACATTTCTACTTCCTATACTGTTGCAGAAGATGTTAATAGCATTCGTGCAAACGCTCCAGCCACATTTAGATCTCAATTTAGAGTAGTTACAGCCTCAGACTACCAAGCATTTATTAAGAACTCTTTTGCTAATATTATTAACGATGTTAAAGTACTCAATAATAATGAGTATGTAAATGGGCACTTAAAATATCTATATGATATCGGATTAACTAACCCTGGTCAAGACTATAGAGTACTCTACAATCAAATGGCTTTTGCTGATGCCTGTAACTTTAATAATGTATACGTGTATGTTCTACCTAAAGCTACAAAGCTTATTACAAATAATTACGTAAATTATTTAACACCATCTCAAAAACAACTGATTGTTTCCTCTGTTAACGATAAAAAAACATTAACATCAGAAATAGTAATAATGGACCCGGTTTATAAAGCAGTTACTATCGGTCTTGGTAAAGATTCAGTAGACCCGACTGACATTACAAACTCTAGACTTGTTGTCACTCTTCAAAGAGATTCAAAAATACCGCCGAGTGTTATTAAAGATCAAATACAGAGTATATTTGAATCGTACTTTAGTCCTATTAATATCACTTTAGGTTTTACAGTTAACCTTACAGATATTACCGGTAGTATCTTAGCTCTAGACGGGGTAAAGCAAATCACTACAACCAATCAAGATCAATCTACTAATGGTTTATCTTTAATTGTATTTAATCCATCTTACCCGCAAAACGATATAATATCAACCACTAAAAACTTTACAGTTAAGCCTTTTGAAACAGTTTATTTAAACGATATAGAAGAGCTAATGACAAGAGTGGTCGTTGAACTAGAAGTTACTAGAAATACTTCTATTATAAACTTTTAATTATGCTCCCCACTGTCGATAAAGTAAAAAAAATTATGGACGATCCGAATAACCGGACTGTTACCGCCTATTTTACTGATAATACTAGTGTTATTATTAAAGATATTAGTTATGAAAATTATACTGTACCGCCCGGGTATAAAGATAGAGATCTCACTAGTGAGTATATACAGCCCTTAATGGTTCAAAGAAAACTTTTATACTATACGTCTTTAAGCGCACAATTAATTAATACTCAACAAGATGGCGAATTATTATAATACAATCTGGCGTCTAGACTGTGACTGCGGTAGCACAGATGTTAGCTATTGGACAACAAGTCATGTATTAGTTACAGAAACTTGGTCATGTGGTGGGGCTCAATACGTTGTCGATAATTATACTGACGCTGACGGTTACCCATACGAGCCGACATGTGATATCTATAATTCTTGTAACTGTTTGTTAACGTATCTTGGTACTACTCTTCCGACCCCGACTCCGACCCCGACCCCGACAGTTACTCCGACCCCGACTCCGACCGCTACCCCGACCCCGACTCCCACCCTAGTTCCCATTGAAGGCACCCCTTTCGGTTCGTATGATACCGCAATTGTTACTCCAACTGTAAGTGTTGCCCAAGGTACGTCTACTTTTAGTTCAAACGGTTGGGCCTTAGTGCCGTATGGTACTGGATACGTAAATGCTACTGCAGTTACAGTTGAAATTATTACTTCGATCGGCACTTCATCTTCGCATAGCGCTACTTTAAGTGGTACTAGAAATGATGTTTATAATGCTTACTCTAATGGCGGAGTTCTACCTTGTCCGGTCAATAGCGGCTGGAGTATTAATTTACCTATCAGTACGTTAACGCCTGGGGTATATACAATTAAAGTAACAGGTTCTAATATTGTAGGTCTTGATAATCAAATCGGTAGCACACTCTCATTAACTGTAATTGCTCCTACCCCGACCCCGACCCCAACAGTTACTCCGACCCCGACGCCGACTTTAACGCCGACTCCAACGCCAACTTTAACTTTAGTTCCTACTGCTACTCCGTCTCCGACTCCGTCTCCGACTCCGTCTGCTACACCGACAGTTACTCCTACTCCGACTCCTACTTTAACTTTAACGCCGACACCGACACCGTCACCAACTCCTACTTTAACGCCGACTCCAACTCCAACGTTAACCCCGACCCCGCCACCTGGTGCAACTCCGACTCCAACTCCAACAGTCACTGCAACGCCTACGCCAACCCCGACGGTAACATCTACCCCGCCGCCTGGTACAACCCCGACACCAACTCCAACAGTCACTGTAACGCCCACGCCGACCCCGACAGCTACGGCAACAATCACGCCGACCCCTACGATAACCCCAACCCCCACCCCGACGCCGATCCCGGCTTGGGTACTACCTAGCGATATATTTGGGTTTTCGATTAATACCTCCTCTTTAAATACAGGCACTTCTGGTTTTGTTTTTGCCACCCCGTTTGTATGCTCTCTTAGTGCAATAGCTGGCGCTACTGAAGCATTAATAACATCTATATATGATATAGTATGGTGGTTCGGAGATGGTACATATAGTAAAGAATATTCTCCTTCCCACGTTTATGACTGGCCGGGGGTATACGAAATAAAATTAGCAGTTTATAATTCTTTATCAGCTACCACGTACCCTGCTTATCTTCGAACCTTTTCAACTACAGTTACTGCAGTAAACTTTTTATCGACTCTTTCTGCCACAAATTATTTAGCAGATAACTTATCCTGGAATTACGGAGTAAGTGGTAAAGCTTGGAATGATATTATAGTTGGTAATGTATCATCCGGTGCATGTTTTTACGGTTATCAATCATGTAAATCAGGTACTGCTTCTGCTGGCCCTATCCCGCTCACGGTAAACTATTATACAAGTAGTATAAGAGACAATGAAAGCATTAAATTTACTTTTTATGCTCAAAACTCTCTTTCTCAACCTTGGACAGAGGTACCTGCAAGCCAACTTGCAAACTTAAGACCTCGTTGGAGATTTACTACAGTTTTC